CCAGCATCACTATCGAAATCGTGAGCGCCGAGAACGAGACCGCTCTCATCGCCAACACACGCGGCACGCATGCGATTCCGCACGGGGAAGACACGAAGTACGCTGGCACATGGCGCAGGCAGTACGCCGCGCTTGCAGCGGGCTACTCCGAACTCGGCAGCGACTGGGACGCTGACGGGGTAAGCGACGCGACATTCGCCGATCCCGCACGCGCGACGCTTTGGCAACTGCTTGGCGCACGCGCAGGCGCCAAGCTCCGCATCACCATCACCCAGACCACACCGACGCCGTATGTGATGGAGTACCCCGCCTTCTATCGCGACCCCGTCACGGACGCGATTGCCACCGACAACGGAGCGCACACTTACCCGCATGTGCGTAACAAGCAGACGCTCAACTGGGGTCTGCTCGTCTATCCCACAGCAAGCAACACGCCGAGCGTGCGCTTGCCCCACCAGCCCATGACGCTCTACGACGCCGCCGCGCTCTATCGCCTGCTCGAACGCGGAATAGACGCCAGCGCCACTATCGACACCATCGACCAGATACGCGCTTGGGGTATTGATGATGTTGAGACGGGCGGTCATCCTGCAGGCGTGCCGCGCGTCAGGCAGATGTGCCGCGCCGCGCTGCTACCCTACACGACTCGGCTCGCGCTCTGGCTGATTAACGACCTGCGCGAGTGCCCCCCGCTCCCGACGCTGCCGACGCGCCGATTCCAAATCAGCCCACAATTCGGGTTCACAGGCGACTGGGGGCAGTGGTGCTACTTCGCCGCGCCCAGCCGACGCTACTATCTCCATCCCGACGAGAACGCGCACCTCTGGGAGATTGAGGGCGATACAGAGACGCAGCGCACGGTGACTGACCGAACTGTCGGACGATACCTCATCACGCGACACGACATGTCCGTCGACGGCACGGAGACGATGCAACATCCCACCAAGCAGTGGCGCATCCGTGTCGGCACGCGCACGCTCGCACGCACCACGCCCTTCTTCTCCCACGCATGCGTCTCCGCAACCGTACAGACTTCGCCATCGCTGGCTATCCCGCTCGTCGTGTCGCAACTGCGCGACCGACTCTACTTCGCGTTCCAACCTAATACGCTCGAATTCGTCGCGCTGCCCCTGCTCAGGCAGCGCACGCCGCGCAGCACGCCGCGACCGCTCCACGCGCTCGAAGCCAACGACCGTACCGACCTCCCGCAACTCCTCATCGGATACCAGCACGATACCAGCGTCACGCTCGCCATCCTGCCCGCCGACGGTACAATCGTAGAGGTCTGGACGATGAGCGGGAAGCGAATCCTCATACAGACTTGGGGCGAGGAGTACGCCATCTACGCATGGATACTCGGACAGGACAGCCGCGTGCGCATGCGAGTCTCACGCGACCACGCACGCACATGGACAACCCCCACCGACTGCACACTCGACGGCGCGCCCTTCGTCGCCGACGACCTTGGCGACTGCACGCTCGACCGCAGACACCGCGTGCTATACCTCACCTACAAGCGCAATGCAACCGTCGCTGTCGCACGCTCTACTAACGGCATAAACTGGGAGACTTGCCTGACATAAGGGTGACAATTTGTCACCCTTTCCATTCGCGTCGTATAATTCGTCAGCACACACCACAGCGGGTATCCTATGGGAGGCGTCGCGACGCGCGACTCCACTTCCTATCGTACAATTCTAACGATGGCGAAACGCAAGGATGACCGATGGCTCAGCGGTGAGGAACTGATTGAGGCGCTCAAGCGGGAACTGAACGGACACGAGGTGACCGACGAACCCGCGAAACCGCGCACGCCGCAATACACCTTGCGTATCCCGCGCAAGCGTGCCAATCCGCCGAAGCCCCCGAAGAAGAAGCCGAACACCGATCAGAAACGGCTCGACATATAGTCGACATGTAGGTGACATGTAGTTGACATGTAGTTGACATGTAGTCACTCGCTCGCAAAGGCTAACGCGCGGCGTATAATTCAGCGATGGCTACCCGACGCAAGCGCACGGTAAACGAGACGACGACTGCGAACGAGCCGCAGGCGGTGGTACAGCCTGCGGCGGATGGAATCGTGGCGACGGAGTGTATGACGGTCGACGGCTACGAGAGCGTGCGACGACTCGTCACGCCAAACGGCGTCTACTACGGCATACCCGACCCAGAGAACGGCACTCTCTACCGCTGTCTCCGCGAGGACGAATGGAACGCCTTTCAACGCATCCTTGACGACCTCGCCAGCTTCATGACCATCTCGCGCGAGCTGGCGTTCCGATGTCGCGTGACGGATTTCGGCGGTGTTGTCACGGTTCGTCTCGGCGAGGGAGGTGACGACTGATGCCCGTACTCTACATCCCGCACGGTAGGCGCGCCGTATTAGGCATCGCGCAGACGCTTGACCCGTCTTCGCCTCCAGCGGACGCCAACTACACGCCGTACCCCCTTGTAGGCGCGGCGGTCATGCGACGGCGCAATCTCATCGTTCCGCCCATCCACTCGCGCGACTGGGCGTTCCTCTATAGCGACGGCGTGCAGTTCGCGCAGATCCAGCTGCGCATCCTCTGCATGCGCCACGCGACGGGGTTCGGACTCGGGATGGATGCGACGCTCCTCGACTGGATTATGGCTCGCAAGGCTGACGGCGACTCCTACGCCGCGTCTATCCGTCTCTACGACGGCAACGCGACCTACCAGTTCCACGGCTGCAAGGTGCAGACGGCGCAGATGACCGTCACGAAGGGCGACCTCATCATGTGGAACATCGTCGCGCAAGCGCCGAATATCGGTACGCAGCTCAGCACGAACCCGTCCCAGCTCGTCTATCCCCAGTTCGCCGAGACGCCGCTCACTTGGCGCGATGTGCTGTTCGTCTCTACCGGCAACATCGACCTTCAGCCCATCTACAGCGTCGAGTTCTCTGTCGCCAACAATCTCATCATGAACGCGCCCATCGCTGAAGGCACTGAAAACTTCGGCACGGCGCTCGCGCGATGGGACGGCGGACAGATGCAAGCCTCGGCGACCATCACGCTCCAGTATTACCGCGACGACCAGCTCGCCAGTCTCTACAACCCGAACGGGTTCGACTTCGGTATCCGATTCAGCTCGCCGAGCAACCGATTCATCCGATTCCCGCGGCTCGTCGCCGAGAACCCCATCGACCTGCCCGTCAACTACGGCCCGATGTTCAAACAGGTGCAGTGCGTCGCGCTGGGCACGCCCGTTTCGGAACAGGCGGGCACGCCGCCGATATACCATGCGACCTCATAGATGGAACGCGAGCGTGAGCTGACCTTCAACATCCGACTGGACGGACTTGAGAAGCTCAAGTCCGACCTCGAATCGCTCGTACAAACGCTCCAATCGCTCCTGCCGAGTGTGCCCGCGCCGCCGACGGGCTGGAGCGTCACGCCGTCGGGAATCGCTGTGCCCCCGTCAGCCACCTCTATCCCGTCGAGTCTTTCGGTAGCCCAGCAAGCGCACGCGCTGGGCATGCAAGCCACGCAACAGAACCGACCACCCACGCCGTCACCCAACCCTGCGCAGACAATCCATCACGCGACGCAGCCGTATGTGCAGGCGGTTCAGCAGGCACAGCAGGCGCAGCAGCAGGCACAGCAGGCGCAGCAGCAGGTACAGCAGGCGCAACAGCAGGCGCAACAGGCGCAACAGCAGGCGCAACAGGCGCAGCAGCAGGCGCAACAGGCGCAGCAGCAGGCACAGCAGGCGCAACAGGCGCAGCAGCAGGCGCAACAGGCGCAACAGCAGGCACAGCCCGATCTATACGAACAGTTAATCACGACGCTTCGGAATATCGCCAGCATCGGGTACGCAGGCGGGCGCATGGGACTCGGTACTTGGGCGATGGGACAGGTCGCTTCTGGACTTGCCACCGCGCTGCAATCCATCCCCGCGCTCGGACTCGCGCTCAATCCCGCCACGATGGCAGCCGCAGCGGCGATGTTCCTCATCTCCCCGTCGCTCAACGCCGTCGGACGCAACATCGGCGCGGAGATGATGGCGGGCGTCACGGGACAAGGCGGCACCACGCCCAGCAGCATCTTCTACGACGCTATCACCTCGAACCCCATCTTCCGCGTGCTGTCGTGGATACCGTTCTTCGGCCCGCAGATGGAAGCCGCCGTGCAGGGACACGCGCGGTTCCTGCGTGCCTACGAGTCGCAACTCGTCGCCGCGCTTATCACGCAACAGCGACCGCTCATGGCGATCCCGCTCGCAGGCATGGGCCCCGCGCTCGGTATCATGGGCATGGGCGTCGACCTGCTGGGGTTCTCACCTTACTACAGCGCCGTAGAACTTCAACGCGCCGCCGACCTCATGCTGCGCGGGTTCCGATTCCAACAGGGATTCACAGTGCGCGGCGGACTGCAACCCGAATTCGGAACCCGCACGCTCACCAGCGAGCTGGACTTCTACACCCTAAGCGATGCGGAACGCCCGTCGCTGATCCAATCGCCGACAAGCATGCGCCTGATGCGACAGCGCGTCCGCGCCGACATCGACATCCCCGAACTGCGCGGCTATCGGTACATCGAGCAGCTGCTCGATACGGGTTATGTGCCCGAAACACCCATCGCCACACCCACCGCTGTCGGGCGCGTCTTCCCGCGCACGCCCGCGAACATCCTCGAATTCACGGGCATGCTCCGACACACGCTGCTGCAGCAGTTTCCGATGTTTGGCGGCATAGTTAACCCCATCGTCGAGCAGGTACTCGACGAACTCGTCACGGCGGTCAACACGCCCGTCATGATGCAGCTCTTCGGCGCGGGCGCAGTCAATCGCTGGGATTACGCCCTCATGACACTCGCGCTGCAGGGCGACCCGCGCATGGTCTCGCTCCAGTTCGCCAACGCGCCCGATGGTCGGAGCCTGCGCGACATCGCGTGGGAGATGTTCTATCTCCAGCGCGGGCAGCAGCTCGCAGGCATCGAGACCGCACGCGCACAGATTCTGCTTGCGCAAGCCCAGCGGTTCGGCACCATCCGTGATACGACTGCAGCGTTCACGCGCCTGTACGAGACGACCGCCACTGAGGCGCAGCTCATCAATCAGCGCATCGCAAATATAGGCATGTATGCGCCCGCGCTGATGGACACGCCCGAGTTCAGGCAACTACTCGTCACGGCGGAGCAGCTCGCGCTGCGCCTGCGCGAGATTGCCGTGTCTATGGCGCAGTTCCGCGTGCAGGTCACAGAGACGACCAGCGCGTTGGCGACTGTGCAGGCGGAGTACGGGCTGGTGATCGCGCGACGCGGCACAGCGGATACTGTCGGCGGCGCGATGCTCACACGCGCTGAGACCCTTGTGCGCACGACCGATGCGCGAATCGAGGCGCTCCGTCAGCTCCAAGCGCAGGTCGGCGAGGTCGAAGCGATGCAAATCGAGACGCAGATTCAGCAGCTCGAACTCCAGCGCATCGCGGGTCTCGAATCGATGGCGACCCCGCCGCCCACGCAGGACTGGCTCCGACGACGCGCCGCAACGCAAGCGATACTGACCACCGCGCAGACCACCTTCGCGCAGTTCGCCGACATCCGCGCCCTCTACGAATCGCTCATGCGTCAGACGGGCGAGCGGCTCCGCGCAATGGCGATGCATCGGGAGCGCATGCGCGAGCGCGGACTGTGGACAGAGGAGATGGAGACCCGATGGCGAATGGAGACGATGCAACAGGTCATCGAACTCGCGCAGTACCAGCAAGCCTACGAGAACCGCTGGCTCGACCGACTCGTCTCGCAGGTCTGGAACGCGCCCGCACGCATGGACGCCGTCGCGGCATGGTTCACACGGCGCGAGGCGAGCCTGTTCTATGACATCGTGCCGTGGGCGTTCGGTGGCACGCGCGAACGCGCCCAGTGGATGCGCGAGACCGTGCCGATGATGTACCGCACACTCATCGGTAGACTCGGCACGCAAGAGGGATTCATCGAGACCGCTATGGCAGCCATCATGGCGGGCGCACAGAACACCTTCAGCGGCGACCTGCGCATCCAAATCGTCGTCGAGGATTCGGGCAACCGTCTCATCGACGCGCAGCAGGTGCATCTCAACCTGAATAACCAGACGCGAGCCGTCGAATCCGTGACCGTCTCCGTGCCTGTACCGACGCAATAGCCATGCGAGTACGCGCTGCTGCCCAGTGTGTGATTGACCTGCCCCACGCGGTCTGGGACTACTACCCCTATCCGCGATTGCGCTGGACGGACTTTCCCGCGCGGGGCAGTGCGTGGCGGTACGATAAGTCCGACGCGGGCATCGTCATCGAGCCGATTATCGACGCTGTACGCCTGCGCGAGCATGAACTGCCGACGGAACTGCTCGCATCGCATCGTACCGCGCCTGAAGACCCTACTGCGCCGACGCTGCAGGTGAGCCACTCCGTGACGCCGACGCTGGTCTCGGCGGATGTGCCGGGCGTCGGCAAGGTCTGGGAATACACGCTCGGCGGGCAGAAGTACCTGCACTGGTACGAACGCATGACGCCCCACACGGCGTATTCGGTACTCTGTGAACGCGCGGAGCATATCCCTGCCGATAGCGGCGACGACCGCTGGGTCGACGCCCAGCTCGCCCGACGCGGGTACATCATCCGCTGGCGCATGGAGCCGTACACGGCGACGAACGAGTCGCGCCCTGGCATTCGCATCGCGCTCGGACTACGCGAATCGGACGAGGCGACCGAGTATCTCTGGTACGCCTTGCAGATCACGCCGAGCCGTGCGCCTGAGCTGCTCGTGACCCGCGCGACGCTGGACGACATGCGCACGCTCACCAACATCATATGGACACCGCTCCGCTCGCTCCGCATCGACGGCATGGACGCCGAACTCGCCCAAACGCTGGATACCTACCGCGAGGAACCGCGCCCCGCCAGCCTCATGCACGGGCTGCGCGTCATCGTTCTCGGCGGACGATTGCTCATCGACCTCGAAGGTCTGCAAGCGCCGCTGGTCATCCCGCTGGTTCGCCCGCCCGCATTCAGCGACTACGCCGAAGACCCGTCCGACCCGCTCCCGCCGTACCAGCCGACGCCCATCCCGCCCGATAGGCTCATCGAGGTCGTGCATATCCGCTGGTGGCGCTGGCGCAGCATCATGCTCGCTATAAGCCCCATGTGGTTCGACGCCGTCGGCGAGATTGAGGGCGGCGAGCAGCAGGTCGGGTTCGTGCCCACTTCCGAGCCCGACATCAAGGAAGTGCGCTACGCCGTGCCGAAGCCCCCGAATACCGACGCGAGCGTCACCATCGAGGACATCCCCACTCTGCGGTACAAGCTCACCCTGCGCCACACGGACTCCACGCAACATCGCACCGTCGGCGACCGCACCGTCGCGCCCGACACGCCCATCGTGCGCTGCGTCGACTTCGGGTTCGACCCGACGCCCCAGCGCGACCTGTCCGATCCCTCGCTGGCGCAACCGCAGGAGATAACCGTCGCGTGGCAGTTCGACATCGCGCGATTGCAGATACGCTCGCAGGCGCAACTGGTCTACCTCGACCCCGACGGGTACTGGGCAGACTGGAACCAGCAGGTGGGACAACGCGCGATTCGCATCCAGCTCGCACGGTACGCGCACGATGTCGTCGGCGGAGTCGATGTGCAACTCCCGCCCCCAGCCACCATCCCGCTCACGACCGTGTTCACGGGCTACATGCATCGGAGCGGCACGGTCAGCACAGGGCAGGGCGGCGTGCAGCAGTTCGTCGTGCAGTGCGTCGACCGCGTCGCGCAACTGGAGCAGCCGCGCTGGTGGCTCGCGTGGATGGACGGGTGGAACAGCTACTACGCGATGGCGTACCTCGCAGGACTCGGCGGAATCGCGACCGACGACCTGCTCTTCGCAGGGCTCGTGCCCAGCACGCCGTATGACGAGGTTCCCGCGCCCGAGCCCGCGTGGTTCCTGCCCGTCGGCGCGGCTGGTACACCGCTTACACGATTCACAGGCGTCCCGCTCTGGGAGGTGATGGGACGCATCGCGAAGACCATCGGGTTCCTGCTCTACTTCAACCAGCACGGGAAACTCGCCTTCCACAAGTTTCGCGGGCTGGAGACGCCCCCAACCGACGACTTCGTGTTTACCGAGCAGGAGGCGACCGTCACGCTCCAGCGCGACCTCGGCGATGTGCGCAACACGGTCACCATCATCGGCGTCGACGCCTACGCCCCGCTCCAGCTGCCCATCGTCTCGCATCGCGTCGACACAGCCAGCATGAACGACCCGACCGCGCCGAACTACATCGGCTACCCGCAGCCGTTCGTCTGGGCAGACTCGCAGTTCGCGCGACTGGAGTTCGCACGCGCCGCCGCCGACACTATCTTCCAGCTCTTCCGACAACCGAACGAGGCGATCACCATGCGCGTGCCGCTCACGCCGAACCTGTTCCCTGGCGCGGGCGTGCGGTTCATCTCGCGCAATAACAGGTTCGGTATCAATAACAAGCGGTACTTGGTGACCAGCGTGCAGCATCGCGTCTGGGGCGGGTCGCACGGCGAAACAACGCTCACCGCGCGATATTTCGGCGACGCCGTATAATTCATCGCTATGGAGAAGACGAAGCACATCCACATCGGCTCATCGCATCCGAAGCGCGGAACCGACAAGTACGGCAAGTATTCGCTCGGCAACTGCCACCATGAGGCAACTACCGTGCCCACGCGGCGCGGGGTGCATTCCTCGTTCCAGCGACGCAGGACGCCGAAATCGACGCTGCGCATGCGACGGACGCGATAGGAGACGCGCGATGACAGTAAGCCCACAGGTCGAGGTCGTACCCATCGATTCCGTTCGTCCGCATCCGAAGAACACGCGCCGTCATCCGCAGGAGCAGATTGAGCTGATTAAGAACTCGCTGCGCGAGTTTGGTCAGTACCGTCCGATTGTCGTGCATGCGGGCACTGATTACATCCTCGCGGGCAACGGCGTCTACGAAGCGGCGCGCCAGCTCGGCTGGGAGACGATCCGCGTCGTGCGCGTCGAGTGCGATGAGACCCATGCGCTCGCGATACTCATGGCGAACAACCGCCTCGCGGAACTTAGCTGGTGGGACTACGAATCGATGGTTGCCATCCCCGAACTCCAGCCCGTGCTGGAGATGCCCGTGTTCGACGAATCGTTCGTGCGCATGATTGAAATCGAGCTTGACGCGATTCTCGAAGCGCAGTCGAACGCGCTGATGCAAGACGAGTTCCTGCCTGTTGACCGCGCGGATCGCGGGGCGTCCGCCGTGCGCAACCCTGCCGCGGCGGCAATCATCCGTACCGTGATGGTCGCCGTGACGCGCGACGATGACCTGCTCGCGCGTCAACTCCATGCGCACCTGCGCGAGGTAGACTCTGAATATGCCGAAAACACCGAAGAGCAGTACGACGGGCGCCTCTTCACAGCACTCCTCCGCCGTACAGAATCTCCTGCTGGAACCGATTGAGGGCGAGCCGACACGGGCGTACCGCGCGTTCTGCCACTACGCCACAGTCGCTCGCTCCATGCGTCAAGCGGCGGCTGCCGTCAACGCATCGCTTCCGACCGTCGCGCGATGGGCGCGGAAGTACCGCTGGCGCGAACGCATCATCGAGTACGAACAGCGCATTCAGGAACAGATTAACAACATCCGCTTGCACTATGCGCTCCATCTGACCCCGCTGGCGGCGCGAACGATTGAGCAGCTCCTGCGCGATGACCAGACCCCGCCGAATGTTCGCGCATCGTTGGCGATTGATGTGTTGCGTGGCGTCGGCGTGCTACGCGACGAGTCGCGCGTCGAGTGGACATCCACGCCTGAGACGAACCCGCTCGTGCAGGCGCTACGAGAGATCCGCAGTCAAGTAGAATTGTCCTCGCATGCTCGCAGCGTGGAATCGTCTCCCGCCGATACAGTGGAAGCCGAAGCTCTACCAGCTGATGGACTTCCAGCCGCACGACGCGCAAGCGGAGATACTCTATAGCCCCGCGCGGTTCCGCATCGTCGCGTGCGGACGACGGTTTGGCAAGACGACCGCGGCGTCTGCAGAAGCCGTTGCCTACGCGCTGCTGGGCGGACATGTCTGGATCGTCGCGCCGACTTATGACCTCACGCGACCGCTCACCTACGGCGTCGAAGGCATCCTGCGCAACCTCTGTCTCAAGTCGGGTCTGCAGTATAAGGACATCGTCGCGCGGCGGCGCTCCGTACCCTACGAGATAGAGTTCACGACGGGCGGGATACTCCAGTCGCGCACGGCGGAGAACCCGCGCTCGCTGCAAGGACGCGCGGTTGACCTGCTCGTCATCGACGAAGCGGCGACCATCCGCGAGGGGTACATCTGGTCGCAGTACCTGCGTCCCATGCTGACCGACCGTGAGGGTCACGCGCTCATTATCTCGACACCGAAGCGTATGAACTGGTTCTGGGATCTATTCGTCGCAGGCAAAGACCCTGCGCAGCAACAGTTCGCAGCGTTCCAGATGCCCACGCATCGCAACCCATACATCCCGCGCGACGAGATTGAGCAGATGCTCGCCGAACTCGACGAGGATACCGCGCGTCAGGAAATCTATGCCGAGTTCCTGCCCGATGGCGGGAGCGTGTTTCGCAACCTCACGCGCTGCCTGAACGCGGAGTGGCAGCCCGCGCCCATCGCGGGACACCAATACACCGTCGGGGTCGACCTCGCCAAGTACCGCGACTACACGGTCATCGCCGTCATCGACGCGACTCGAAAGCACCTGTGCTATATGGAGCGGTTCAACCTCATCGACTGGAACACACAAGCGGAGCGCATCATGCAGGTCGCTCGCAGGTTCCACGCGCCGATATGCATCGACGCTACAGGCAACGACCACATGGCGGACACGCTCCAGCGCAACGGGCTGGCGGTCTATCCGTTCGTGTTTACGCCGATGAGCAAGCTCACAGTCGTCTCCAAGCTCGCGATGGGTCTGGAATACGACGGGCTGCAACTGCTCAACGACCCGATACTCGTCGACGAGTTCACACGGTTTGAATACGAGCGCACAGACACGGGGCGGCTCCGCGTGAAGGCGCCCGAAGGGAAGCACGACGACATTGTGATTGCGGTCGCGCTCGCATGGGAACTCGCTATCCCGTACACGCGCTCGGTCGGATACCTGCCGATGGTCGATGACCGCTGGATGCGCAGCGTATAATTCCGCGAGATGAACCGAATCCTATTGCGCACATCGAAGCAGCGTCGCCGACGCGCACGCAAGCTGCTACAGCACTTGTGGAACCGACGGATTGAGCTGTCAGGCGTGGGCGTGCGCGTGTTCCACGACCCCGCCCAGACACGACTCGCTATCGTCTGGGATTCCGTCGACAGCTCTGGCGATTGGGTCAACGCTGTTGCTGCGACGCAAGCCGAACTCACGACAGGACTCGGCTACACCGTGCGAAACTGGACATCGGGCAGCTGGGCGGCGCGACTGTTCGCGCTGACGACTACAGGCGATCCCAACGACATTCCGCTCTCGCAGTTCCCGATCCTGCCTTAACGAACTGGTATGCATGCGTCTGCGTTGCTTGAGCGTCTGCTGATACGACTCAGCGAGAAGCCGTGGGACGCCGTCATGGCGGCGTGTCCCGACTGTCGCTGGATTACGCTCAAGCCGCACGGGCCCGACCACCCAGACTACCGCCATGTGCTGATTAAGCCTACGACGACGGGTTTTCGTGTCGTCTGGGCGGGCAGCGCGAATCTTATGCATCTGCGCGTGCATGTGACAGAGGGCGGTCGCCGTCGCGAGCGCGAACCGATGGATGAGTCGAAGCGCGAGGCGCTCAAGCAGCGCGTCTCCGAATCGTGGGCGCAGGAACGCGACAAGTACGCGCAAGCCGCGGCGAAACTGCTCGGATACGACGCGGAGACGCTCCAGCAGACCGACGCTGACGAACTCGTGGGGCATCTGCTCCGCGCCGTGCGCGTGGAGCGTACCCGACGCGAGCCTGAGAAACCGCAACGGGAACCGAAGCAGCCAGCGACGGATGCGGAGACCGCGCGTGAGAAGTCGCCACAGGACGAGGAGAAGCGCAAGCTCGCGCAGGCGGAGCGCATTCGTGAGGCGTCGGACAATATCGCGAAACGCGCACTTGAGGAACTCGGGCTCGCCATCGGCGTCGACATCAAGGATGTGCCCGAAGACTTGGGTCAGCGTCTGCGCAATCTGGACGAGGAGCAGTTAGAGGCGCTCGGGCTGCTGACGAACGAGCTGCGCAGGCACAAGGCGCGGTATGAGCGTGTCATGCGCGAGACTGCGCCGACGGCGACCTCGGCGTCGATTCTGACGGGGCAGCCCGTCGACGATGAGGAGATCGAGTCTGCGGTTGCGCAGGCGTGGCAGCGTGCGCGGAACGCGGCGGAGCTGGAGACTGCAGCGCGGCGCAACATCGCGTTCTGGAATGCATTTGACAACGCGGGACGCGGCGTGCATGCGCGGTACAACAAGGGCGCAGCGGAGGCGCTGGCGAACCTCACTCTGCGTCACGCAGGCGCGGCGATACACCCCGCGCTGGTGCAACTGCTGGGCGTCGAAGGTGCAGCGCACGCGACCGCGATATACCTCGCACAGCGAGCGCAGGACATCGAGTCGCTGACACGCGACATCGAACAGACGCATGCGGAGGCGGCGATGCGCATGCCTGCGGAGACTCTCCGTCGAGCGGAAGAGGAAGCGGAACGCACGCGCCAGCTGATTGAAGACCTGCGCTCGCGCGATGCGCTCTCGGCTGCCTACGCGGGTCGGCTCGCGGCGCGGAATACGCTGCATAGACAAGCCGTGCTGGGACAAGCCGCAGGGTCGCTGGCGTTTACCGCAGCACTCGCCGACGCGCTCCGCAGGGGCACCTACAACGACGATGTGGTAGTGCAAGGCTCCGCCGAGCCGTCCCGACTGAACGCTATCGCAAGGCGGATGGGACTCAAGGAAGGTGACTACTCCATCTCGCGAACGCAGGACGGACAGACGCGACTCGTCATCAAGCGCGATGCGGTCGCACAGCTCATGAGACGCGCGACGATGGAGTTCAAAGAGGACGAAGAGGCGAAGCGCATCAAACGACACGAGCTGACGCTCGACGAGGATTGGCGTCCCGACGGGATGGATCCGACTGTGAAGCTGGGTGAGGAGCAACGCGCGGCGATAGAGTTCGCGATGAAGCGCAAACGAGTCGTATGGGACTTGAAGGCGGGCATCGGGAAGTCGCTCTCGTCGATTGCGCTGGGTAAGCACCTGCTCGACACAGGACAGGTCGACGCGGTCATTATGATGGTGCCGAGCAATCTGCGCGATACGATGCTGCACGAGCATCGCAAGTTCTTTGGGGGACGCATCCGCGTCGGCGTCGCGGGCGACCTCGCGACCGAGAATCGTGCGCTCGCCGACGCGCATGCAACGGGCGCAGAGGATCGCCAGCGTCTCATCCGCGAAGGGGACACGCCGTTTCTCATCGTGGGACACGCTACCATCCGCAACGATGTCGACGCGATTATCGACCGTATCCGCAAGCACAACGGGCGCGTGCTGCTCGTACTCGACGAGGCGCACCAAGCGTTCTCGCCTGGCACGGGCGAAGCGTCGCAGATTATGCAAGCGATGCAGAAGATTAGCGAGGCGACGAACGATAACACCTACATGGTCGCGATGACGGGTACGCCGATTCGCTCGCGCGTGAGTAATGTGCATCAGATGGTGAGCTGGGTCGAGCCGCGCATGATCCCTGAATCGAGCTTCCAGCTGGCGTTCGACGGCATCGGTCTCGGCGCGAGCGCGGTACACCACATCAAGGAGGAGAACCTGAACCGCGCCATCGACCCCATCGTCATCAGCGAGCATTACCAGCTGAATGTGAAGCGTCGCGATTTCGAGCATACCGTCCCACTCAGCACGCATCAGTTAGAGGAGCTTCGTCGGATAACCGCTGCAGAGGACACGATACCTGCAGCGGAGCGCGATTACCAGCGTCTGCAGGCGATAGAGGACGGCGACCCTGAGCGCAACGCGCTGATTCAGCGTCTTCGGCAGGTGGTGGAGTCGGAGCATCAGCGCGACGACCTGCGCGAACTGCGCGACGCGGGGCATCATCCTGTCGGCATCGTATTTGCGAACTACCTATCGGGGGTACGAACGATTCAGCAAGCGTTTAAGCCTGGCGAGGTGCTGACCTACACGGGCGAGGATAACGGGGCGCGTCGTCAGCAGGTACGCGCGGCGGTGAATGAACGCGCGATTGTGCCAGGAGGGCGCGTCATCTTCGACGGGGGCGAAGGCGTCGCAATCCGAGTGAGTCGCAGCGGTAGTGTGCGCGTGCGACTCGACGATGGGCGCGAGGTGACCGTGCGTCCTGAGCAGAACCCGCGTTCGGGCGTCAGACTCATCGCAGCGACCTCGGCAGGTAGCACGGGGCTGAACCTGCAAGGCGCGAACTACATCGTCCACTACGGGCTGCCGTTCAGCAAAGCGGAACTCGACCAGCGCAACGCACGCGCGTTCCGCAAGGGGCAACGGTTCAGCGTACATACGCACACCATCGTCGCCGAGGTGCCGAAGGAGCATCTCCAGCAGCGGCAGCTGGAGATGCAGCGTCGCGCGATGGAGTCGCTCAAGCCCGCAGATCGACATCTGATGGACGATAGCGGTATACTGCTACGGCACAGCGGGGCGCAGCCGACATGATACGGAAACTGTTGCAGCGGTTCGCGAAGCCTGCACCACCCGTGCAGGGTCAGCAGGCGCGAGTCGGTCAGAACCGACTCGGCGCGCCGTTAGCCGCGTTCTCGCCAGACGGACGCATGCTGGCGTACCGTCTGGACGATGTCACCATCCGCGACCTCGACCGCCTGCGCCAAGACCCAGTGATACGCGCCTCGCTGCGCCTCATCAAGCTGCCCATCCTGCGCTGCGACTGGTACATCAACGCCGAAGACGACCGCGTCGGGGCGTTCCTGCAGTCCGCACTGGAGCCCCACATGTACGACCTGCTCTGGGCGCTATGCACAGCGTTCGATTTCGGAGTCGCGTTCGTCGAGAAGGTGCTGGAGTTCCGTAAGGAGTACCGCACGACGCGCACGATGTCGACGACGCCCGCACGGCAGGAACTCCGCTTGCGCGATGTATGGATACTCTCGCGCGTGGCACATCTCGACCCGTCCATCTACTGGGCACTGGTGTATCCCACAGGGGAGTTCGCGGGCGTGCGACACCTCGTGACGCCGTTCGCGCCCGAAGGCGAAATCATCGAAGAAGGACGACTGATTCACTTCGCGCTCGACGCCGAGTTCAACGAGGTGTACGGGAACCCGCTGATTAAGCCCGCGCTGCCGTTCTTCGAGCTGAAGCAACGCGCCCTGCAGGACATGGCGACCTACTACTCGACCTACGCCGTGCCGACGAAGAAGGGGTTCGCGCCCCCTGGCAAGACGCCCATCGGCACGACGGAATCGGGCGAACCCATCGTGGTGGATAACCTGCAGTACCTGAGCGAGCAGCTCGATAAGCTGGCAAACGCGCACTCCATCGTACTGCCGTCACTCTATGACGCGAATGGTCAGCGGATGTGGGATGTCGAAGCGTTTGAGGTGCCGCCCGCTGTCGCCATCGAGAACTACATCCACTTCCTTGACGAGCAGATGCGTCAAGCGATGCTGGTTCCCTCGCTGGCGACGATTCACCCGCAACGGGGCACCTACGCACTCGGTCAGTCGCAGATTGACCTGTTCTTGCAGAACGAGGATGCGTACCTGACGCAAATTGAGTCGGTGCTGAACAAGCAGCTGATTCCCGACTTGGTGCGGTACAACTTCGGGAGCGATGCAAAGGCGCGAATCGTGATGCGCATCGATCATGCGTACACGAAGCATCTGGTCGAGTCGTTCGTGCAGCGGCTCGCGGCGGGTCAGCCTGTGACGACGGCGGACGGGGATGTGATTGTGCCCGACTGGGCGCTCATCGCCGAGGACGCGGGCGTGCCCGTGCGCACGCAAGCCGCGTCGGAGATGGACTACCTGCACGGAATCGCGTGGCAGGGCGGCAGGAACATTAACGAAGACGCCGAACGAAACGGTATGTTTGGAGGTGACGACGATGTGGACAGTGGAACAGATGCGGATAACCGTTCAACTCTGCCTTATCGAGGATCCGATAACGGGCGCTAAGACGGTCTGGCTGCGTGAGCATGAGTACGAGAAGCTGTCGCCGCCGTGGCGGGTGGTCGAGTCGCACGAGGTGCAGGTACGCGCGATTTCGTACATCGAGAGTCTGCGTGCGCAGGACGCTGCGACCGACATCGACGCTGCGACGGGTCAAGCGGTCATCTCAGCGAGTCGGTATATGTTAGAACTGCTGAAGACAGCGACGGGACTCGACGCGGATACGATTGCATCGCTCCCTAAACCCGTCGGCGAGAAGCTCGCGTCGATGGTAACGAGGCTATCCGACCCAAACCTGATGTTGCCGAGCGTGCCCGCGTCGAACTCCTCACCAGCGACGAGCCCCAGCTCGCCATCAGCAGGTTCGTAATTCTATGGGAGGCAGGCGATGCGCGACTCGATTTGGAACATGCTCCTGCAGGATATGCTCGGCTATGCTTTGAGCTGCGGTCAATCTGGCGCGACCGACTGCGAAATCATCTTGCTAAGTTATCGCAGGCACGGGGTTCCGAGTCAGGTGACGCGGGGCTATAAGCGTCCGCAGGATGCACGCGCCTCGTATACCAAGCTGGAGCGAGCCTTCCGCAGGGAACTGTTGGAGCAGTGGGATAAGTACGAATCGGGTCAGATGACGCTGGAGGAGTTCGAGGGCTGGTTCGCCGTGCGTCAGCAGGAGACGCTGGTGCATGCGTTCGCGCTCGGTCTGGCAGGTCGCGGGATTCGCGGCAAGACACGGTTCACGGACGATGAGCTGCGCTACCTGCACGGTCAATACTCGCAGCAGATGCGCTACTTCCGTCGCTTCATGCGCGATGTGCGTGCAGGTCGCGGACGGATGCCGTACCGCCAGCGTCTGGAGCTGTACGGGCGCGACTTGTACGGGGTCTTCATGACCGCATGGTTCGCCTACGGCGCAGACCGCTCGCACCGATTCTTATGGCGTCTCTCGCCCGATGCGGAACACTGCGAGGACTGCGTGCAACGCGCGACGGAATCGCGAGCGAAGGGCGGGTACACTTACGACGAACTCATTAAGCTGGGCTTGCCAGGCACGGGGAAGACGCGCTGCTTGAATAACTGTCGCTGCTGGATCGAAGAAATCACGACGGGTCAGAAGACGACGCCGAGGAGGCTAAGACCGAAGCGATGACTCTGATAGCACCTGTACGGCAGTGGTTAGTGGAGCGGCTCACGGAGTACGCGAGCTATTGCGAGGCGTTTGGACTCGCACGCCCGACGGTGTACGAATGGTATCCGTCGGAGGTGCCGTTCGACAGGTTTCCCATCGTGATGGTGGGCAAGCTGCAATCGTCGCTGGTCTCGCTGGCGCTGCCAGAGCTGTACGAGCAGCGCCATGTGTATAGCGTCGTCGGGGCGGTCTACTCGCCCGACCCGCGCGAGAGCATCCTGCAACAGGAGTGGTACGCCGACCTCTGGCTGGACTATGTGCATCAGCATCCGCATCGGTTCCGTATGCACGCGTCGGAGTTCTACACATCGGATACATGGGCGCCGCAGGTCACGATGACGCCCGTCTACATACAGGAGCATCCGTTGCATGGGTGGTCGTGCGAGGTGATGGTGACGCGCATCGTGCGTGGCGGCACGCGAGGTGATGGTTCGTGATACTCTCGGTCGCGGAGCAGCGGGTCATCCGCCTCTGTCGGATTATCGGGTACGGTCATATTGACGCGCTGTATGTCTCGGACGCCGAACCGTCGCATCTGGTGGGCGAACGCGCGATTGAGTGTCGCATCGATCCCACTAAAGGCGACTCGCGCTGCGTGGAGCCGTTCGAACTGCAGGAGCCTGAGGCGGATGTCACACTCCATCCCAACGAGGAGCGACTCGTCCATCTGATACGCTCCATCCAGCGCGGGTTCATCCGAATCGCGGTCAAGGACGGTATCCCCGTCAGCTGGAACTACTATCCCGACTTGCCGTCGCGTGCGGAGCTGCGGAGCAAGGCGGTAGACGAGCTGTTGCTCGATCCGAAATAGCGAAATTCGCCGTATAATTGGTCGATGTAGCAGGCGGTGCGCTTGCATCATGCGAGCGCACCGCCTGCTTCGTTTTGGGAGCAGCAGAATGGTAGTCGTGACACTGTCGGATGCGGAGGCGGTAACGCGCGGGTCGCGCCCTGCGATTCGCGTGGAGGTGCTGCGCACGGGCGAGTGGCTGCACGAGATGGCGCCTGAGGGGCGGCTCGTCGTCACGGAACGCGACCTTGACGAAATCGTGCGGAATTTCCGCGACGGGGTGTTCGGGTACGAGCTGCCCGTCAATCTGAACCACATGGACGATTCGACCGACGCGGTCGGATGGGTAACGGCGCTGGAGCGTCAGGGCGAGTCGCTGTACGCGACGATTCGACCGACCACCGACGAGATTCTCGATCGCGTGCGGGATGGTCGCCTGCGGTTTGCCAGTGCGGAGCTGACGGTGCGCGGTCGAGACCCTGAGACGCGCCGTGAGGTCACCGCGCTCCGCGCGGTCGCTCTCACGAACCGCCCGTACATCAAGCGTATGGATCCCGCACAGGTGGTCACGCTATCGGAACGCGCTCGAACCGCAACACATCAGGGAGGCTACAACACGATGAATACGCAAGCAACCGTACCACAGGACGAGATTCGCGATTTGCGAATGCGTCTGTCGGAGCTTGAGGAGCGGCAGTGGGAAGCCGACAGGGACTTGCTCCTGTCAGAGTACGAGCATACCGTTCCGCCGTCGATACTGCGTCTCGCGCGGTACATCTTCGACTCGCTGCGCGGTCGTGCGGTGAAGCTGTCGGATGTGCGCTCCGAGATGCCCGAGTCGCGGATTGTGCGTCTGAGCGAGAAGGCACCGTCGGACGCGCGAGTCCCCGTCGAGGACTTCGTACTCGCGATACTGGAAGAGGTCTCGCAGATGGTTCCGAACCGTCCGCGCGTGAACCTGTCGGAGCAGCCGCTGCGGTACACGCTGCGCACGGGCGAGGAACGCACCACGCGCGAACTCATCGCACGCGCGGAGCGCATCGCCGCGAGTGAGGGCATCACCTACGGCGAGGCCATCAAACGCGCGGCACGCGAGATTTAGGGGGTGACATGAATGCAAGCACATAAGACCCATTTCACGACGACCTTTCGGTACTACGACTTCGACCGCACGCGTCGCGCCGCGATTGCACGGTACACAGCGGTCATTCTGTGGGACGCGGGACACGGCTCGATTCCTGAGCCTGGCATCAACCCCGAAGCGGGACTAATCGTCTCTGCTGGGAACCCGACGCAGCACTGGGCGAATGTCGCGCAGGGCACCACTGCGCAGTGGGCGCTGGTGCGTCCCATCATCGGCGTCACGCTCCAGTTCGCACTGGACGGGAAAGAGGTCATGGTCGCACTGGACGGGATTACCCCGCTGATTGTGAACGCGCAGGTAAACGCGGGCGACCTGCTGTTCGCGGCGCTGGCAGGCGGCGTCACGCAGCCAGAGAACCGACTGCTGGTACGCTCGTCATCGCAGACGCCGTTCAGTCGCATTCCCGAACTCCGTCCGATTATCCATCCAGAGTTCGGACGCGACTACAACTTCCTGATTACTCCCGTGCGTGCGCTTGCGAACAACGACCCAGCGTTTAACCGCACGGGTCAGAACCAGCAGCAGCGGTTCTTCCCCATCGGCATCGCGCTGCGTTCGACGACCTCCGACGCAGCGACGAACCCGCAGGTCATCCCTGTCCGCCTGCTAACAGGCACCGTGTTCACGCAATAAGGAGGCTAAGAAGATGGCAGTCGCACAAGCGCAACGAGTCCACTACGATGAGGTGCTGACGAATGTCAGTATCAAGTACCGTCCCGAAGGGTACATCGCGGAGCGCATCTTCCCGTCGATGCCCGTGAAGAAGGAAAGCGACCTGTTCTATGTGTACGACTTGTCCGCGTTTCGGTATGTCGATGACACGCGGCAGGACGGCGACACGGCGAAGCAGGCGTCGTTCGGGTGGAAGGCAGACTGGTACATGTGCGAGCAGCAC